TACCTTCTCGGCTGATGCTATAGTGTGCTCTATAGAAGCTTGAAAGGATTTGCACATCTTGCATAGATCGAGCATATCTGGATAGTTTGCCCATGCTGCTCTATTTGTCTCTATTGAACATGTCTTGCACATTGGAGTTGACATTGTATTGCTCTCTACTAATAGGGATTATACCCTTATAGTACTATTATACACCTATTGCTTTACATCAAAGAAAAGGATGATATTTGCTCTCTCCCCGCCCAAAACCTTATTGACTGAATGGGGATAGTTCTCATCACCCTTAAAATAAACTAATGTGCCCTCATCAGGCTTGTATGCAGTTGGAGTGTTTTCATCATAGAAGCAGATTTCTCCACCATCGTAATCATCAGTTAGATAAAGTAAAGCTGAGTATCCTATGACTCCATATCCATCTACACCGCCATATGCATCAGTATGGTAGCCAAGCTCTTCACCTTCACGCAATACCTGATATAGGACTCTGTTGATTGAGATTTGATCCTCTGGGAAGCCAAACTCTCTCTGAATTGCCTCTACGATTAATTTAACATCAAAATAGAATGTTGCATCAGGATCATTAATGAATTGCTCAAAAGGATATAATTGCTTACTAAGTAGACCCATAGGGTTAACCTGTACCTTTGATCTTAAAAAGGCATGAAGGTCTTTGGCTGATTGTTTTGAAATAAAGTTATCTACTACTGTAGGTTGCATTTACTTTCCTATTCATATAAGGTCAACGTAGTTGACTAATTGTGCTCTACCGCCGCCGATTTCACTAATTGCGATCTAATTCTTGTAATGTTTAGCATTAGCTTTAAGCATTGCAGTATAAGCTCTCTTGAACTTAAAATACTTGATTGGGTGTTTCCATTTATTAATCACTTCTCTATTATACATTAGATTCCTTTGCTTCACGAGCCCATTGATCTTCCCATAGGCCCATAAGCGATTCGTTGCCGATATCGTCAAAGTAGTATCTCTTGTTTATTGGATTAAAGGTCCATCCGTACCATTTATCGCCTTCCGACCAGGTTAGGTTGGTTGGGCTTTCATGTTCCATCCGCCACATTGTCTTATCTAAAGACTGATATAGCCTAACCTCATCAAAGATTGCATGCCTTAATGAATCCCATCTGAAAATACGATTTACTAACCAATTAATCATTATCTGGTTCCTTTTCCCATGTAAGCTTTCCATCTTTATATACTGGCCAATAACCTAATGACCGCCAGTCCATCTTCATAATCTTAGGCTCTCTCATATAAATAGTATACTATATAAGTCAGGTACTGACAATACCCTCTCTACCGCCGCACTTTTCGCACTTTTGATCATTTTGTTCGTGATACTGTATATGATAATCTCTTAATTGATAGGTTACTGCACAATAGCATATAGGACAATTTGTGATCCATTCAGACTTATCTGACCACTCTCTAGCCATTATCGTCCAAAGACTCTATCTGTGCAACAGCCCAGTCTTCAAACATCTTTACTAAGTTTACGTTATATTCTTTTATCTCATCTGCTACCGCCATACATTCATTACATAATATAAATAGATCATTATATTTGTTTATATAAGGATACATTTCGCCTCTGTAATGGCATATATAGCACATGTTTAGCTTACATAATAATTGCCCATATGCTTTTTACATACAGTTATTATTGTTGCTCCTACTTGGTCCCAGTATAATCCTACTTCATTGCAGTAGTGACATTTGTCACTGTCTGGCTTATTAACGTCAATTATCATATCTATCTTTTATCCTTCGCCATCTTCCCCATTGTGTTGGTACATCAAGTCCAATATACTCCTGACCTGTCTCTAAGTCAACGAGCAACCATTTCCCTGGAGCTTTTGTATGTATAGTTAGGTTAACAGCTTCTTCAAATTCATGAACTTCTGCCCCTTGATACAGTTTAGGTAAGAAGGGGTATACGTTGTTCAATAGCTTTCTCATATAATACTATTATATCTTATTTAAAATGCTAAATCTCTTGGGATCATTATTTCACAATTATCACAATAATCATAGGTTGATCCAGTGTAGGGGCATTGTCCTGCTTCAATTAAATTGTGTCCCTTAAAATAACATTTTATTCTATTTAAATAATGCTTCATGGAACAATCCTTTTAATTTCATAAAAACACTCAGGGCATTCGCCTATGTGTAACCATTTACCTGATTCTTGCACTACTAATTCTTTTAAACTACCCTTGACATTCTTTTTGCATATAACACAATATGCTTCAAGATGTATTGTCATCTCTTCCAGGAGCCGCTCTCGCTTGGGTCTGGGTCGGATGGGTGTTCTGATATAGGTTCGTCTGGTGGCCTGCCGTGTGAACCGTCACAGACGGGATAAGAGGCAGATCTACCGCACTGACATATTACGACAGCGCCATATTCTGTAGGCATTATGCTGAAAGTATCTTTGATAAAGCATTAATTGTTGCAGAAATTCTGCCAATATCTCTTAGCTGCTCTACTGTATATCCTTCTTCTTTAAGAGTTTCATAATGTGCTTTAACGCAGAAGTGGCATTTACCAATAATAGATGATGCTAATGAGTATGCTTCAAATTTAGCTTTAGTTGTTCCGCCATGAGCTGAAATTGCATTCATTCTTAATTGTGCTGGCAAACCTTTTAGATTAGGGTCATCAGCCATTTCAATAAATGGATACCATACATTGTTTTGTGCCATGATAGAACCAGCTGTAAGGGCCGCATTCTTTTCAACCTCATCGGTTGCGCTTGCAACTATAAAAGTAAGAAGCTTAGCATTTCCTGTTGCAAATGCTGCTGCTATTGAAAGATATGTAGCATGCTCAGCATCAATAGTTGATCTATTAATAACTGCATCAAGATTTAATTTGATGTCCTTTGCATACTCTGGAAGAGAATCCTTAAGCTGGTCTACCCATGACATTATAGAGTTTCTCCTCCGAGTGGTCTGTTGCATGCACACAGTTCACCTGTTTGCAGCGCATCCAATACACGCAAAGCTTCATCAGCATTACGACCAACATCTAAATTGTTACATGTAACATGCTGAATAATGTTGTCTGGGTCTACAATAAATGTAGCACGATAAGTTACACCAGATGAGTGGTGAACTCCAAGATCATTAGCTAACTGATGTGCAGTGTCTGCAAATGACCATGAGTTAGTTTTTTTAAGATCATCATGTGCATTTCTCCATGCGATCTTGCAAAATTCATTATCTACTGAGCCTGTAAGCAAAACAGTATCTCTATCATTAAAATCATTTACTAAGGCATCATATGCAACGATTTCTGTTGGGCATACAAATGTAAAGTCCTTTGGATAGAAAGCGATAATCTTCCATTTTCCTGGGAATGAGTCTTGTGTGATTACTTCAAATGAGCTATCTTCATAAGATAATGCTCCTGGCTTAACGCCTGTTACGGCAAAATTGCCTAACTTTTCTCCTACTGTTTTCATATTATTGTGCTATCCAATACTTTATCAACAGCATCATCTATTGTTGGATAATGCTCTTTGGTACAACTACCGCATTCTCTACACACGGCTAAACTTTCTTACGGCCCGTTTTCTTCGGTGGCTTTGGAACAAGACTTGTTTCTCTTCTTATTCCATGTCTATTTGTATCCACCTTTAAACCCTGTCTAGGGTATTTCTTTGGGGTTCTTTCGCTTGTAACAGCACCAGCAGGTGCACCAGCGTTAGCTGGTGGCACCATGCCAGTACCATCTTCTTTTTTAAAACTATTAGTCATTGGTTAAGCCTGACTCACCATCTCTAGATACATCTGTAATTGTGACTGGGGTGGCACCTTTGGTGCTACCTAATGTTTCGCATCCGCATTCGTAACACATTAGTTGCAGTTCTCACAATCTTTTACTGCACAAGGATTATCTCCTCGTGTATCTCTTGTGCACTCAACCTGTGAAGGCTTTGGAGCTGCAACTGGAGCAGCCGCTGGTGCATTTGATGTAACGCTATAT